GGATTCTGGTCAAGAACCAGACTCTAAGCCAGTTCAACGGCATTTATGTGGCGGCATCAGGCACTTGGGCACGATCTGCCGACATGAATACATGGGCAGAAGTGCCATCTGCTTTTACGTTTATTGAATCAGGCACAACCCTAGCAGATACGGGCTGGGTGTGTACTTCAAACCAGGGCGGCACGATTGATGTGACCGCGATTAATTGGTCGCAGTTTTCTGGCGCTGGGTCTTACTTTGCGGGTACTGGATTAACCCTGACAGGTAGCACATTCAGCATTACCAACACAGGGGTGACTGCAACTGCGTATGGTTCGGCATCATCTGTTGGGACTTTTACGGTCAATGCCCAAGGTCAATTGACTTTGGCGGGAAGCACCAGCATTGCCATTTCGGGGACTCAAATAACCAGCGGCACGATTGACAGCGCCAGATTGTCGGGCAGTTATTCGGGCATTACTGGTTTGGGAACGCTAACCAACTTGACAGTGACCAACACCATCACTGGGTCGGTATCTGGCAACGCTGCCACGGCAACATCTGCAACAAATATTGCAGGGGGAACTGCTGGGGCGGTTGTCTATCAAAGCGGTTCTGGTGCAACAACCTTTTTGAGTGCTGGCACAAATGGTCAAGTATTGACTTTGGCATCAGGTATCCCGTCTTGGGCCACGCCAACTGTGGGGACGGTTACATCGATTGCTCAGACATTTACAGGCGGCATCATTTCGGTTGCTGGTTCACCCATCACCACAAATGGCACTTTGGCGCTGACTGTGGCGGGTACGAGTGGCGGTATACCTTATTTCACAAGCGGCACGGCCTGGGCATCGTCTGCGCTGTTGGCGGCAAATTCTTTGATGGTTGGTGGCGGGGCTGGTGTAGCGCCTAGCACGGTCACCACAGGAACTGGGGTAGTCACTGCCCTTGGCGTGAACACAGGCACTGCTGGGGCTTTTGTGGTCAATGGCGGGGCTTTGGGCACACCATCTAGCGGCACGGTCACCAACTTGACGGGCACAGCCGCGATAAACATCACAGGCACAGCAACCAACTTGGCGGGTGGGGCTGCGGCATCTATACCCTACCAATCCGCAAGCGGCACAACGGCCTTTCTAGCCTCTGCTGCGGGGGATGCCAACAAGATTTTGCAATCCAACGGCACTAGCGCCCCAAGCTGGGTTGTCCCTACCTCTTATGCCACGGTCACAGATGACACGACTACAAATGCGGTGCGTTATCCCTTGTTTGCCAATCAAACAACGGGAAACTTGACCACAAACTACGTCAGTTCCACAAAATACAACTTCAATCCAAGTACGGGATTGCTGACCGCCACAGGGTTTAGCGGGTCGGGGGCAAGCCTGACAGGTCTGCCAGCGGGTCAGTTATCAGGCACGATTCCCAGCGCGGTTTTGGGCAATTCAAGCCTGTACATTGGCACAACTTCCATTGCACTCAATCGGGCAAGCAGCGCCCAATCGCTGACAGGGGTAAATATTGACGGTTCGGCAGGTTCGGCAACAACAGCGACAACCGCAACAAACGCAACGAATGTGGCGGTTACTGATGACACCACCACAGCGGCAGATATGTATCTATCCTGGGTGACTACAACCACAGGAAATTTGCCAATCAAGGTATCATCGACTAAACTCAAATTTAATCCATCCACTGGCGTTTTAACGGCTACGGGCGGCATGACAGGGGGCACATTCTGATGTGGAAAATCTTGGAAATCCAAGCCGATGGCGATCTGATCACAGGCGCACGGTATTTCTGCGCTAAAAATGGAGTGGAAACCGAGGGCTGGTGGAAGTTTGCCGAGCCAAAGCTGACCGTGCCATTTGCTGATGTGACCGAGGATATTGTGATTGGCTGGGTGACCGCTGACATTGGCGCACAGGTTGAGGCCCGATTAGATGAACAAGCTGCGGCAGCCCCACGGGTGGTTGTCGCCCCCTGGTTGCCCCAGGTCTTTACACCGAGCATTTAATGGCACAAGTTGGCTTCACCCCTATTCAACTGTACTATTCCAGTACAACAACTAATGTGCCTACGGCTGGCAATCTTGCGGCTGGTGAATTGGCAATCAACATTACCGATGGCAAACTGTTTTACAAAGACAATGCCAATGCGGTTCAAGTTATTGCATGGAAAGTAACCCCCATAACTGCTGGCGGCACTGGTTTAACATCATGGACTGCGGGCGATCTTCCATACTATTTAACTGGCACAACACTGTCCAAATTAAGTATTGGAACGGCTTATTACCAATTGGGTGTAAATGCTGGCGGCACAGCACCAGCTTGGCAACCATCAGCCACTTCTGTATTAACAACGCAAGGTGATTTGCTTTACGCATCAGCTTCAAATACTTTGGCACGATTGGCTAAAAACACAACAGCCACTAGATATTTGTCAAATACGGGTGCAAGCAACAATCCAGCATGGGCGCAAATTGATTTGTCTAATGGCGTTACTGGTTCTTTACCAAATGCAAACTTAGCAAATTCAAGCATCACTATCAATGGGACATCTGTAAGTCTTGGTGGGTCTATTGATGTAAATAATAGTGGGCCAGCATTTTTGGCTTACCAAAACGCAAGTATCAGTATTGCGACAGCAACTTTTACAGTTTTGCCAATAAATACTGAAACATTTGATACAAATAATAATTTTGATACAACAACTTACAAATTTACCCCAAATGTTGCTGGCTATTATCAAATTAGTGCAGTAGCAAATTATTTTCCATTGGGCGGTGGAAATTGTTTTCTTTCAATTTTCAAGAATGGTTCTGAGTATTTGCGTGGCCCTGCTTACATTGATGTTGGTACGGGTTTCGGACTTAGCGTAAATGGAATTGTGTCAATGAATGGATCAACAGATTATTTAGAATTAAGAGTATTCCAAGCAACTGGCATAAATCAAACCTACAACCCAGGCGCAGGGTTATGCTATTTTGGCGGTTCAATTATTCGTAAGGGTTAAAAATGACTGTAAACATTTCTTATTTTGCAGGGGCTGGGTGGCAGTTTTTTGACAACAATGGCGTTCCTCTTACTGGTGGTTTGTTGTATTCATACATTGCTGGCACAACTACACCCGCAACAACTTACACAACCAGCACAGGATTGATTTCAAATTCAAATCCAATTGTTTTGGATTCGGCTGGTCGAGTTAATGAGGTTTGGTTAACTGCGGGAAGCACTTACAAATTTGTTTTGAAAACATCTGCTGGCGTTACCCTTGGAACGTATGACAACATTGTTGGCGTAAGCGATAATACTGCATTTGAAACAGATTTGGCAAATACTTCTGACCCCGCAAAAGGTGATGCGTTGGTCGGATTTCGACAATCTAATGTTTCTGGAAATTTAGCGGGTTCAGTTGGAAAAACTGTTCACCAAAAATTTCAAGAAATTGTCAGCGTAAAAGATTTTGGCGCTACTGGAGATGGTTCAACAAATGACACCACGGCAATTCAAGCGTGTGCTACATATTGCACTGCAAATAGTATTGCAATGTATATTCCCGCTGGCACATACAAAATAACGACCGCAATTGTGGCTAGTTGTTCAATTCGTGGTGATGGCCCTAAAGTTTCAATTATTAAAAACTACGGAACGGGTGATGCACTTAATTTAAGTGGGTCTAATTATTACACAACTTTTGAAAATTTTGGTGTAGATGGTTCTGGCAATGTTGCAAGCCGTGACGGCATCAGCTTGTACAACACAACTACCAGTTCAGGAAATACTGCCTATTGCCAATTTTTTAGAGTTTACTCAAACAACAACGGTAGACATGGTTTGTACCATCGATATGCTTGGGCTACAAGATATTCGCAGTGTATGTTTAATTATAATGCTGGCCTTGGGGTTTATGAAGATACAGAATTGGCTGATGCGGGAACAGCAAATTGCGTAACGTTTATCCAGTGCGACTCTCGCCATAACGGCGGCACGACTACAGGATTTGGCGGTGACTTTGGCGGAGTCAAAGTTAAGGGCGCCCAAGGTTTTTCTTGGATTGGCGGCATTATCGAAAGCAACAACGGTTATGGTGTTTATGTTGGCGATGTTGCTGGAGGCGTTGCGACTCGCCTTGTGCATTTCAAACAAACATATTTTGAATACAATGGATATGATGTTGCAAATGGTGCAAACTTCTATGTAACAGGCCCGTGGGCAAATTTTGTTGTTGAAGATTGCTGGATTGCTTACGGGACTACTGCTGGCAAAGTAAATACAGTTTATTACATTACCACTAGCCTTGATAACGGCAACTTTGTTGAGCGCAACAATACACTGAACAACGTTGGCACTGGAGGCACAAGCAACGTTTACGGCGGCACGCATCTGGCATTGCCACGGCCTGCTTTGGGGTCTGCGCCAACAGTTTACGCATATCAAGACACCACTACTACGTTAAGCGTTCCAACTTCAACATATACAAAAGTACCGTTAAACATTGAATCATGGGATAGTAATAACAACTATGACACAACACTTTATCGGTTTACGCCTACTGTTGCGGGGTATTACCGAATTAATGCCCGTTTAAATTATTTTCCTAGCGGCGGCACAAACTTTTTTGTATCAATTTATCAAAACGGAAGTGAAGTGTTTAGGGGAACAAATGTAATTAACGTTGCCGCTTCTGCTGGCACTGGTGTTGACTGCATGGTGTACGCCAACGGTTCAACAGATTATTTTGAGCTCTATGTTTTCCAAGCGTCTGGCTCAACACAAAGTTACACTCCTGGTTTTGCGCTTTGCGGAATGCAAATCGACTATGCACGCAACCCTTGAAAGGAAAAATCATGTCTCTTTACGACAAAATCGTTGCAATTTATCCTGAGTTAAAAGACGCGCCCGAAGTGTTTGCTAACGGCACTATCATTCTGCAAAATGATTCTGATGGAGAAGGTGATTATCTTGCAAAATGGGAACATAAAACGCTTGAAAAACCCACTGATGAACAATTGGCGTAATTGAATTTGAACTTTTAAGGCATAACATGACACAGCCAATTGACATCATCACCCGAGCAATGAAAGACATTGGCGCTGTCGCTGCTGGTGAAGTGCCAACGGCAGACGAGGCGCAAGATGGTCTGGATATGCTCAACGACATGATCGCCCAATGGTCGAATGAAAACATGATGGTTTTCTATCGGTCAGAGATCATTTTTCAGACCACGCAAAATCAAGTTCAGTACACCATTGGCCCAAGCGGTCAGATGGGGGCGACATTTACAGGGTCGATTGTTGGCACAACCTTGACTGTTCCCGCTAATGCTGTGACTGCGGGTGGCATCAACATTGGTCAGACACTATCAGGTACAGGCATCACATCGGGGACAAGGATTGTGGGCTTTACAACGGGCGCTGGCGGCAATGTAAACGAGGGCGGGACATATACCCTGTCCAGCAGTAATACCACGCCCACGCCAGCTTTCACGGGGTCTATCAGCGGCACAACTTTAACTGTTAGCGCCATTTCTGCTGGTTATTTGGGCATTGGTTCTGTCATTTCTGGAACTGGTGTCACCGTTGGAACTACGATCACAGCGTTTGTAAGTGCCTCTGGTGGCGTTGGGACTTATACCGTTTCGGTTTCCCAAACTGTTGGCAGCGTTGCCATGACGGGAACGATTACGCCTTTCCCAATTTCTGCCTACTATGAGCGTCCCTTAACGATTGAATCTGGTTTTGTGCGGGTTGCCACCATGCAGGGCGGGTCAAACATTGCGGGTGGGTACTTAGATTATCCCCTGTCAATTTTGAGTCTTGAAGAATACGAATCCATCGGCATCAAGCAATTGAACGGCCCTTGGGCAAAAGCAATTTACTACCAGCCATCTGAACTGCTAGGGACAATTTATGTCTATCCAAACCCGTCACAGGGTGAATTGCACTTGTTCACTCAGACAATCTTTAGAGAATTTACTACGTTAAACGATACCATCCAACTTCCACAGGGCTACAACATGGCGTTGCGGTGGTGCTTGGCTGAACGTTTGTTGCCCATGTTTGGCAAGGTCAATCAGGTGCAGATTGCCATGATCAATGCTTATTCTGGTCAAGCTAAAGCCACGGTCAAGCGTACCAATATGCGCCCACCCCAGATTGCACGATACCCTGACAGCTTGATGGTTGGGAGGGCCAAGGATGCTGGCTTTATTATGGACGGCGGCTTCCGATGATTTATAAAAAAATCATGATGGGGGATTTAGATAATGCCTGATTTTGGTTTTGTCGGCACATCCTACGTTGCGCCATCCATCTACCAAGGCGACCAAGAGTGCATCAATTTCTTTGCTGAGATTGACACATCTAAGCAACCTGGGGACAGGGGCATTGTGGCGTTATACCCTACGCCTGGATTGGTGCAAGAAGTTCAACTTCTAGCGGCAGAGGTGCGGGGCTTGCACACCATGTCAGGCGAAACCATCCTAATTGCCGTATCTGGGAATATTGTTTATCAGGTCAGCACGGCATTTGTTGCCACCCAGATTGGAACGCTGATCACCAGCACGGGACAAGTGTCCATATCCGACAATATTGACACGGTAAATGGCTTGACCGCTTACATTGTGGATGGCCCGAATCGATATACCTGGGTTGTGTCAACCAACACATTCACCACGTTGCCATCTACTGATGGCCCTTGGCAGGGCGCATCTGTGGTTGATAACGTTGACAACTACAACATTTATAACGAGCCAGGAACGCAAAACTGGGCGTGTACTGACTTGGGGCGTAGCATCTCAAGCCAAGCCCTATATGGCACGGCTGATGGCGCATCTGACTTGTTGATGACGCTGATTGTGAACCAGCGACAGGTGTATCTGATTGGAGAAATCACCACTGAGGTCTGGACAGATGTGGGGAATGTAATCTCAGGGATTACGACTTTTCCTTTTCAGCGAGTGCCAGGGACTTCAAGCCAATCAGGTATTGATGCCAAGTTTTCGCTAGCAAGATTGGGTGAAACATTTGTTTGTGTAGCAAAAGACACCCGAGGTTCAGCAACGATTGAAATGATGCAAGGCTACACCTGGGTCAGAATCAGCACTCACGCTGTTGAACAGTCTTTGGTGGATTCAGTGACCAATGATGCCATTGCATATTCATACCAGATTGAAGGCCATGAAATGTATGTGGTCACCTTTCCCAGCGTTGGGCAGTATGGCCTTACATGGGTTTATG